GCGTGAGATTAGCCCCGAGGCCATGGCCGCCGCCCGGCCGACTACGACCGCCCGTTATAACTCCACAATTTGGATGAGTTCAAACGCCGGGGCAAAAGATTCAGAGGTACTTAATGACCTCAGAGCAAGGGCCTTACAAAGTGACCGGCCAAGCCTTGGATTGTACGAGTGGAGCGCGCCTCCATTTTCCAAACTAGAGGACCGCTCGGCATGGGCCGCGGCCAATCCCGCCCTTGGGTACCTCATTGATGAGGAAACTTTAGCCGATGCGATTGCAACCGAAAAACCCGATGATGTGCGTACCGAGCGCCTCACAATGTGGATTGATGCGTTGGCGAGTCCTTGGCCCTCCGGAGCGTGGCAGGATTGCCAAGATACAGACCTTAGGCTTACGCCGGGGCCTACAACTTGGATGGCCGTGGATGTTTCACCGGACCGCCGCATTGCGAGCCTTGTAGGAGCCCAATCTAAAGATGGCAAAATTGCCGTGGGACTTATTCAGGCTTGGGAATCTGATACCGCTGTTGATGATGTCATTATTGCCGGTGATGTGGCGCAATGGGCTCGAAAATACAAAGCCAAGGTTGTTGCGTACGACCGTTATAGTGCCGCCTCGATTGCCTCACGCTTGGCAAGTGCTGGCATTGCAATTGGTGATGTTTCCGGGGCCCTTTTTTACCAAGCATCCGATGAACTTTTACAAGCGATGGTTCATAAGAGACTTGTACACGCGGGCCAAGAAATGTTAAATGCTCAAGTGCTTAATTGCGCCTCAAAACCGGCCGGAGATGGTGGGTGGAGAATTGTACGCCGCCAATCTGCCGGGCCGGTGTGCGCGGCTATTGCCTTGGCGATGGTTGTGCATTATGCAAGCAAAACCGAAAGCATCCCTCAAATTATTGTGGCATAATTAAATTGTGCCGTAGGGGAAGCGGTGCAAATATTGGACCCGGTTTACGCGGCCGGGTCCTTTATTTTGCAACACGCCGATAATTCTCACAAATCAACAATGCCCCCTTATCCGTGTTTTAATGCGGAACCCTTAGCCTCATGGGAATATTGTCTAATTTGCGCCTGGCCTCGGGGCTTAACGCTAAAAATAGCGAACCCGAAATTGTAACCGCGCAATTAGCGCCTTTTACATTTCCCGATGGCCCGGTTTATCCGTACACATACGGCACATCAAATACTTTTGTAACGCGACAAGATGCAATGAGTGTGCCTGCAATTGCAAGAGGCCGCCAACTTATTTGCTCCCTTGGTGCTTTTGGTTTTGAAGTTTATGATGAAAAAACCGGAGCAGAATTAGCAAAACCAAGTTGGGCAAAACAAATGAACCCCAACACACCAAACGCGATAACAATGGCGTGGTTAATTGATTCACTAATTTTTTACCCTCAAGGTTATTTGCAAACATTGGCCGTTTATGCAGAGGATGGCCGCCCATCACAAATGGCATGGATTGACCCAAACCGAGTTAGTTACGATACAAACTTTAATGAAACACTTGTAACTCAATATTATTTAGATGGCGCGGCAATTCCAATGTCCGGCGTTGGTTCTTTAATTACGGTACAAGGTTTTGATGAGGGGGTTCTAAGTCGCGCCGGTGTTACTATCCGGACCGCCAAGGAACTAGAAAACACGGCGTTAAATTATGCCCTCAATCCGTCACCAACGGGCATAGTTAAAAACAACGGCGCGGACTTAGACCCCGAGCATGCTACCGGGCTCATGGATACATTTAACCGCGCGCGTAAAACTAAAGCGCATGCCTTTATGTCAAAAGATTTGGAATACATCCCGGTTTCATTTGATGCCCGCGCAATGCAATTAACAGAGGCTCGCCAATATATGGCCGTTGAAATTGCAAGATTGATGAATTGCCCGGCATGGTATTTAGCCGCCGACCAAGGTACCGGCATGACTTACGCATCATCACTCGATGAGCGCCGTAGCCTTGTTGATTTCACATTACGCCCTTACATTGCCGCAATTGAGGCGCGTTTATCTATGGATGACATAACACCACGCGGCCAAATTGTGCGTTTTGATTTAGATGACTTTCTAAGAGGCAACCCAATCGAAAGAATTGCGGTATGGGAAAAGATGATTCAACTCGGGCTTATGACGGTTGATGAAGTACGCGCCGAGGAGGACTTAGCGCCAAGAGGAAACGAGGCAATTTAATGCAATTAACATTTAGCGCAAATATTGAGGCGGCAGATGCCGAGCGCCGTATTATTTCCGGCGTTATTGTGCCTTTTGGTTCAGTAGGTTTAACAAGTGCGGGCCCGGTTGTATTTGAAAAGGGTTCAATTAAAATTGATTCCGCTAAACCAATTAAATTATTACGCGAACATAACACCGCCGACATTGTAGGAAAATCAATTTCATTTTCCGAGGCCGATACACATATTTTTGGCTCATTTAAGGTTGCAGAAACAACCGCGGGCAACGATATTTTAATTGAGGCGCGCGATGGATACCGTGAAGGTATTTCAGTTGGTGTATCAGTTGAAGCAAGCGAACCACGCGATGGCGTTATTTATGTTACTGCCGCTACATTGCGTGAGGTGTCTATTGTCGGTACTCCGGCATTTGTCGAGGCACAAATTACAGATGTGGCCGCATCCACTCCGGATGAGGCAACAACAGAAACAACAAATGAACCCTTGGAAGGGGAAGCAATGGCAAACGAAACCACCGTTGAGGTAGTAGAGACCGCTCCGGCGGTTGTCGAAGCATCAGCACCGGCAACACCAATTGTTGGCGGCACTTATGCAAAGCCTCGCATTGATGGACTTACAGCGGGTCACATCATCAAGCACCAATTCAACGCAACACATTATGGCAACGAGGATAGCCGCCAAGTTTTGGCAGCACTCGCACACTCAACAACAACAGAAAACGCGGGAGTTGTACCGGTCCCACACCTACGCGAAGTAATTGGCGTAATCGACCGCAATACACCTTTCTTGGATTCAATTGAGCGCCGCCCACTTCAGGCAATGGGTACTTCTTTCTTGATTCCTACATTGGGAACGCAAGCAACAGTTACCGAAACTGCCGAAGGAACTCAGCCTTCATCAACAGACACAACAATTACAACAAAAACGGGATATGTTAAGAAATTCTCGGGCGCAAATGTTTTGAGCGTTGAGTTGCTTGAGCGCTCTGACCCATCGTATTTAACAATTTTAATTGAGGAATTATCGGCGGCGTATGCTCGCGCGGTTGACCTTGAGGCACTTAACACCGCTTGGACAGGTGCGGGCGCATCAGGTGGCACCGGATTTGTTGCCGCAATTGCCGATGGAATTGCAGATTCCTACAATGTTATGAAGTTCACTCCGGACCGTCTAGTTACATCACCTGCCGGTTTTGCGGCGTTGCTTTCAGCGGTTGACGGTTCAGGCCGCCCACTATTCAACGCAACAGGCCAACAGGTTAACGGAGCGGGACAAATGAACTACGGAGTTACAGGTTCAGTAATGGGCCTACAACTTGTAGTTGACCCACAACTTACAGGCACACAGTACGCGGTATATCCAAGCGCGGCGGTTGCTCATTACTCAACACCGGGTTCACCGGTTCAGGTTCGCACAACTCAGGTTTCAACAATGGAATATGAGATTGGCGTTTATGGATTCTCAAGCACAGTTGCTAAGTATCCAACCGCGGTACGAGTTCTAACCGTTTCATAATAATAAACTAGGTGTGGGGGCCCCTATCGTGTCCGTGTAGGGGCCCTCACTTTCAAAATTGAGGGAGGATTAAAATGGCACTTGTTACCGAGCAGGAATTACGCGATGCGCTAGGTATTGGCGACCTTTACGATTCTGCCCTACTCCAAGAGTGTTGCGACACCGCTACAAACCTTGTAGATGGCATGCTTACACATCACCGGGCACCAATTACATATGTACGCCTTTCCGGAAACATTGCAACCGCAACAACCTTATTTGAACATAATTTTGTGGCAGGCCAAACCGTTATTGTGGCCGATTGCGGTAACCCTTTTAATGGCACCAATGTAATTACCGCGACAACTGCATTAACCTTTTCATGGAGCGAAACAAACGCGGACATTACAGAGCGCGCAATTATCCCAAGCGGGATGGCAACTATTCAATACGATGTTGATTATTCAACCGATGCCGATGCGCGTAATGCCGCGCTCATTGTTGCCGAGGAAGTTTTTATTGCTCGCCAATCACCATTTGGCGGTTCTCAGGCCGTGGACTATACCCCGGGACCTTTCAAAATGGGTGCAAGTTTAATTTCACGAATTCAAGGCCTCATTTCGCGTAATCGCGATGTTCGAGGGCTCATAGGCTAATGTCATTACAAGCGGTCCGCGATGAAATTGCGGGATATTTTACGGGTAATACTTATCAGGTTTACAGTTTCCCGGTAGCCAATCCAATCCCTAACTCAATTATTATTGTGCCGGATGACCCATATTATGAGGTTTACACTTTAGGAATACCGGGACCGGTCCGGGTGCGTTTTCGCATTGTGCTAACGGTGCCCGCCCTCGACAACCAAGGCAACCTTGCAGGCCTTGAGGATTTGATTGAAACAGTACTAACAACCTTGCCCGCT